TTTCATCCGTGTTTATTTAGGCATTGTTCGTTTTAATTTATCTTCATACAATCCGTCTTGTTCCGATTGCTTTACCATTTTAGTTAATAAGCCTTCTCTGTATTCGTCTTTCAGTCGTTCCAAGTAAAGTACAAAGTCCATAGCTTCTTCTTGTGCGTGTGTAAGCCATTCTAACGTGCTTAAATCGGTTCTTTCTAGCGTTGTGTTATACTTGTTTATTCCGACTTGCGAACGTTTGTTAAATCGGCTAAGAACACGTAATACTATTTTATCTTCTATTTGCTGGTTCATAATTAGTTTTTTAGTTGTTTAACATATTCACTTGCATTATTTCCAAATCCATTTGTTTCAAAATTAGTTCCGTCAAAATACGCTTGTTCTAATTGTTGTCTTTCTAATTCTTTTGCTATATCCCAAAATTTTGCATTGTCTTTAAAATGTTCTTCTGAATAAGGTTCTGATATTAATACTTGCTCTAACCATTCTATTGGTGTCATCATAATTGGTCTCATAGGAAATTTATTAAGGTGTTGTAATACTCTCGGCAAAGTTCAACCTGTTCTTTGATTCTTTCAATGACTGCTTCGTCTTTCTGTACATAAAATACTTTCACACGTCTGTTCTTTGGAATGTGTGAGAAAATATGCTTTTTCTGAATCTCATCTCTTAAATCCAAACTTTCTTCCATAAGATTTAACTTCCAGTGTGCGCGTCTGATTTCGTCTTCAACCATTAACTCAGGAGTATCAACAAGACAGTAACAAAGCATTGACTGTTGTTTACCTGTTAGCCACATATAGCCTTGCAGTTGGTAGAAGTAATCTTTTGTAGGTATTTCAGTTTCGAAGAATGGGAATGTTGATCCATCCCAACTTGACTTAACATCTAACAATACTTCGTCCGTGTTTACGTCGGGAGTTCCTGTAATCCAATCGTTCTCGAAATACTCCTCATTCTTGTAAATGAATCCAACGTCTAACACTTCATTAACTAGATTGATTGATTCGTTTTCTACTTCGTTTCCTTTATCTGTGTAACGTGAGCTGAACTCTTTTCTGATTCCGTATTTATCCTGTAAGACTAATTCATGAATGTAAGTCTTTGCAGTTTGACTAAGCAACTCCGATTTATTTCTCGGAGCTGACATAATTTTTCCTATAGCAGAGCATCTAACTTTCATAGTGCGTTTAATATATCAATTTGACCATCTGTTAACTGAAACTTACTCTCTAAAGATTCGCGTGTAATCTTTCCATCCGTTACTGCTTTGACTGCATCTTGGAATCTTTTAGAATCTAGTGCTTGTTTCTTTGGTTGCACTGGAGTATTGTCTTTTGAGTCGGGATCACTTTCCGTTTCGTCAATTAAGAATAGTCCGTTTAATGCGTATTTACGTGCGTAACTTGATGCAGTTCCTGTACATTGCTCAGAAGACATTCCTTTATGTTCTCCAAGCTCTGCAAATCCGTTTGAATGAATTACACTATCAGAATCAGAAAGTGAAGCAGTAGCCTTTAAAAATAGCTTGTTGCCTACCTGAATAATCTCATCAGTTAATACTAATAGTGAATCGTGTTTTTGTAGTAATGGTTTCAACGATTCAAGAATCTGCTCCGCACTTCGGTACTTGTATTTACCGAATGAGTTAAAGCTCCCCTTTGGACATTTTAATTCTGCCTGAATTTTTAATAGGTTTTTCATAATAAATTGGTTTTTGTTATACGCAAATATAATACTTTATTTCATATCTCGCACTAAATCTTTATATTTTTTTATAATTTCTTTTAGTTCGTCTTTTGTAAACTTTCGTGTTACCCTTGCTTTGGCTTCTAACTGACTGAATCTTTCTGCTCCAATCTTCGTTATTAGATTTGCTCTGTACTCTATCAGGTTGCCAGAGAGAAAACTATTGCATCTTTCACATTGTAGATGTACGTTGTCCTCATCAAAACGAACATTCCAATGATTGTTAGCGTTCCAAAAATGACCTGCGTTAGATTTCTTAGGTATGTTTCCACAAGATATGCACGTTTCGTTTTTATCTCGTTCACGGATATACTTATTGAATACTATCTGAGCTGCTTTAACAATGTCTTGTACTGTTTCCAACTCAGCTTTCATTTTCTTTTTCGTCTTTTGCCATGTCTTTAACTTGATTTCATCAGAAAAAGCTCTTAGACAAATTGCTTCTGTACAATATTTCATATTAAACCTGATAGGTTCAAACTTTTGTTTGCAGTTTTTACATCTCATAATGGTAACTGTTTTAAGATTTTATAAAGTACATTCACAACGATTGAGTTTCCTGCTTGTTTGTATGCTTGTGAGTCGCTTACCTTCCAAGTAAAGCTATTTGGAAAGTCCATCAATCGAAAGCATTCTCTTGGTGTTAGTTTTCTCACTTGATATCCATCCCATAATCTTAAAACGTTATGGTGTGGTTCTGTAAGTGTGGGTGATTCATCTTGAACTTTTTTGTTATAAATGTCAATAGCTTTTACTTTTCCTTTTGGAAGTTCGTTTTTTTCTATTGTTTGATTTAATCTTTTATCGTTGTATTGAATTTTAATGTATTGACCGTCAAATGGTATTTTATTGTATCCTGAAATAATACATCTACTTTGTTCAGGCACATCGTTTTTCAACATATTTTTGTTATCACTACTTTTTAAACATCTGATTATTGATTTTGAACTCAAAAAATACTTATCATCAACGCTATCTTCAAGTACATCCTTCAATCGTTTACTCAAATGTTCCTCCTTTGGAAACTGAAAATGATTGTCTGAATCATCTCTGATTCCAATCAAGAAAACTCTCTCTCGATTCTGCGGAACTCCGTGATGCTTTGCGTTTAAAACTTTCCAATACACGTGATACGGAACTGCGTCATCGTGAGCAAACAATACAGGTAGTCCGTTTACTGATTTACCTCCTAACATATTGATCCACTCTTGGAATGTTTTTCCTCCATCATCTGAAAGCAATCCTTTGACGTTCTCAAAGATAAAAAAACGTGGTTTGTTTACTTGAATGAATTCGTGTGAGTTGAAAAACAATACTCCTCGTTTATCGTCTTTGCCTAGTCGCTTTCCTGCAAGTGAGAATGCTTGACAAGGAGGAGAAGTCATATAAATGTCAAGTGACTCAGTTGGAATCTCTCGGTCATATACATTGGTTGGATAGTATTTTGGTTCTCCGTAGTTGTGGATGAATGTATCTCTTGCGTATTTATCCATATCACAAGCGAACACCGTTTCATAATTTACGCCTAAACGCTTTAGGGCTTGGTCAAATGCACCTACTCCTGAAAAATCACTTCCTACTTTCATCAGTCAAATTTTATTGTTTCTTCAATCCATTGTCTGAATAATAGTTGCAACTGTACTTGTTGCTCGTATATTTCATCTCGTTTTTCTCCATATACCTGTAAAACTTTGTAGTCAACCTTTCTTATCTCGTCTGCTAGGATGTTTGCTTTACGCTTTAAATCCTGCTTAAAAACGAACTGATCGTTTAAGTCTTCAATGAAGTCTGCTAATACTGGAAGTACTGCTGATAGTGCTACTAATTTGTGTTCTTTAGTCATTAGTCAATTTTTATAAATTCAATTTTTTGGTTTTTAAATAGTATTGCCTTTTGTTTTTTAATATATTTTTCAATTTGTTCTTTATCAAAATAAACAGTAACATTTGCTTTACCTTCTTTTATTTCTTGTACATTTTCATCTATGTGGTATGTATAATTTCCAATAGTTATACTTTTTATTTTTCCTGTTTCGCTCATAGTTCTACGTTATTGTGTTTAAGTTCGTGCTCAAGTTCTTCAATTCTTTTCTTTAATTCTCCGTTTATATGCAGACATCGGTTTATTTCTCGTCCGTGTAAGCGTAGTTCCGTTTCAAGCTCAACGATTGCTAACTGAACCTGCTTTAAGTCGTTCTCCGTGTCTTTAGCTCCGTTTATGTATGCTACTGCTTCAGGCTTCTTTTCTTCTAAATCTTCTCTTGTTAGTTTTACTTTCCAAATGTTCTTTTGTATCAGTCCTTTGATGTAAAGTAGTTTTAATCCTATATCCATTGTTTGTTATTTAAAGCGTTTAATTTTTCTCCTAAATTAGTTAGCTTTTTTTGTTCAGGTAGCTTCTTTGTTCTGTTAGCGTAGATACGATTCCCTTTAAAGTCTAGCATATAATACTGGTACTTATCTAAATCTAAATATAACTTGTATACTCCGTTTTTAGATACTCCTTTAGGTTTGCTTTTGGCAACTTTTAAGTGTACTTCGTTCTTTTCTGCTCCGTTACCATCTGAATCTAATAACCCATAAGGTGGTCGCCATGGAATTAATACACTTAATCCCTTTCTAAACCATACTTGTCCTCCAGCAAAGTCTCTTGCACTTGGCATTGGAAAGTAACTTATGTCAGTTCCTGCTATTGTCTTTGAACTTACCATAGGTTGGTCTCGTACATGATTAATAACGCAATTGTGTCTGCCTGTCTTTCTTGCGTTTTTTCGTACTGTTCCCAAAATGCGACTTAGGTATTTATCCTCACGTCCTAAATCTGCCTGAATAAACTCCTCCGTTAATTCGTTCCAAGGATCAATTGTAGTCGTG